CAGGAGTATTGTGAAATGGTAGAACTCTGGGGGCAGACCAATGGCAGAGACGGACATCCCGATTGGCGAAAACTTTATCAGCAGGTTTGCACGAGCGACTGACGAAGAGCTAGAAAACTGGGTCATCGCAATGCAAGCGGCACAAGCAATGGCAATACGGCATCAGGAAGACATGGCTGTGCTATCAGACTACAGGGTGGTTAAACTAAAAAACAGCACTGAACCGCCTTTAGAAATCGTCCGCTATCCGTAGCGAACTATGACGGACTTGAGTAGTTCCTTGCCGTCATCTCTTGCCCGCCTAAGTGCGGGCTTTTTTTTGCACAAACCGAACGCAAAACGGTCCTTTTTGAGTGCGTTTTTTACCCCAAATAAATGGCCGTTATTTATTGTCCGCACCCTTTTGCTATATGTTGGTATAATATGTCGCGGGGGACACTATATGTTGCAAACAGTAACAATAGAATGGCATCCTGTAGAAACTGGCAGTATGCCAAGGCACGAAGGTAACTACTTAGTCGCATTCGATGACGGCGCAGTAGAGACTTTCCCCATGTCAGACCAAGACATCAAACGCGGAGAAATGAGAGACGGGCAAACATATGGTCTACTATGGGCCGAAGGTATACCGTCACCTTTATGACTTATGAACTTATCTATCAACTATAAGCTAACTGAAGACCTATTCCCCTACGCTATGAACAGTCGCACACACAGCGATGAGCAAGTAGCACAAATCGCGGCAAGCATTATGGAATTTGGGTTTACTAACCCGATACTTGTTGACGAAAAAAATAGCATTATCGCAGGTCATGGCAGACTACTAGCCGCAAAGCGTTTGAAGTTACCTGAAGTTCCTACTATCGAACTAATCGGGTTGAGTGAAGCACAACGCAAAGCCTATGTAATCGCGGACAACAAGCTCGCACTAAATGCAGGCTGGGATAACGAAGCACTATTTACTGAGCTAAAGCGTTTGCAGGAGTTCGACTTCAACCTAGACCTATTAGGCTTTAAAACAGACGAACTATCGCTATTGCTAAACGAGGTAGACTTCGAGCCAGCGAGTGAAGCAGACCAAGGGCAATTAGATGAGCTTGACCCAAAATGGGTGACGTGTCCGCACTGTGATAGTCAGTTTGATTTAAGGGAGGTCGAATGAATCACGAAACAAAAAACAAAAACATTCTTAACCGCTTCGAGTCTAAGGAAGGCGGTGTGCGTAGTAAGGCATTCCGTATAGAACTAATTGACGGCACGAAAATGACTGTCGTTGACCTTGACTACAAAGGTATTGAAGAGGTGGTTAAGTCAGTTAAAAACCAATTTGGTGAGCGGCTAAAAAGTGTCACAGAAGCCTACGCTTAAAATCGACTGGGCTAGTCATGAGGCCGCAAAGTTTGCTTGTGTAAATTGGCACTACAGTGGGCTAATGCCTTCATTTGGTAAGTTCGTAAAAGTAGGTGCGTGGGAAGATGGAAAATTCATCGGTGTTGTCGTTTTCGGTCGAGGTGCGAATCCTCAATTATTGAAGCCTTACGGACTACAGCAAGATGAAGGTTGTGAGTTAGTTAGAATAGCTTTAAACAAGCACAAAACCCCTGTTAGCAAGATTATTACGGTAGCACTTAAGTTCCTTAAAAAAGCAAACCCAAAATTGCGTCTCGTAGTCTCATACGCAGATGTCGATCAAAACCATCATGGTGGCATTTATCAGGCGTCAAATTGGATTTATACGGGGCATAAAAATAAAGGCTCTAGAAGCGCATTTATTATCAACGGAGAAAAAATACACACTAAAACTGTGGCAAGTAAAGGCGTACGGCAAACAATTGATGAAGTTCGAAAACATCTTGACCCTAATGCAGAAATTTTTTACACGTTAGGAAAACATTGCTACATTATGCCTTTAGATAAAGAAATGCGCGCTAACGTCATTCATTTATCTAAGCCTTACCCTAAGCGTACAAAAGAGCAGGCGCTAGGTGACCAACCTAGTCTGGGCGGTGCAACTCCGACCTGTACGCTCCAACCTAATGTCTAAAAACAGCGGAGGTCGTCCGCGCACAGAACTTACTGATGCACAGATTGCAGAGCTAGAAACATTAGCCGCTGTACTTAATCAGGATCAAATAGCCGATTACATGGGTATACCTGCCCGCACATTACGAGCAATTCTTTCCCGTGATGAGCTGGTTTCTGCCGCCTATAAAAAAGGCAGAGCAAAAGCTATCGGTCGAGTGAGTCAAAGCCTGTTACGTAGTGCGACAGAGGGCAATACAACCGCACAGATTTTCTATTTGAAAACACAAGCAGGATGGAAGGAAACAGAGACAGAAGCGCAAGACTTGCCGCCTGTAGTTATACAGCTTACACGCGATGAAGCTGACTAAGCCTCAAACTAAAATATTTGATGACCCTGCTCGTTTCCGCGTCATAGTCGCAGGTCGTCGCTTTGGCAAAACATTCCTTAGTACAGCAGAAATACTTAGTAAGGCTTTAAGTGCTAAAGATCAGCATGTTTGGTACGTCGCGCCTACCTATAAGGCCGCGAAAGAAATTGCATGGGAAATGCTCATTGAGCAAATACCTCGTGAGTACATAGCTAAAACAAATGAATCGTCGCTGACTATTTACCTACTCAATGGCTCAACAATCGCACTAAAAGGCGCTGAAAAACCTGACAACCTACGTGGCCGATCACTAGACTTTGTTGTGCTAGATGAGTTTGCTGATATGCGTAAAGAGGCGTGGTTTGAGGTGATCAGACCCTCTCTCAGCGATAGGGTTGGCTCTGCCGTTTTTATAGGCACGCCAAAGGGGAGGAATCATTTTTATGACCTATATGGTAAGGGGTTAGATCAAGATGAAGGATGGAGTTCGCATCAATACACAACGATTGAAGGCGGAAACGTGCCACCGTCAGAAATTGAGTCAGCTAAGGCGGACTTGGACGAACGAACCTTCCAACAGGAATACTGCGCCGCCTTCGTGTCATACCAAGGCGTCATCTACTACGGATTTAAGCGAGAGGAGTCAGTTGCAAGACATACCGACGATATCGGTGTCATACACGTAGGCATGGACTTTAACCTCGACCCAATGTCTGCCGTCCTCATGACGCGCAAGGGCGACACGCTTCATATCTTCGACGAGATAGTGATGTTTGGCTCGAATACCGATGAGATGGTTGCAGAGCTTCGCGAACGCTACGGAAATGGTACAATAGTGATATATCCTGACCCTGCCTCTCGGCAACGTAAGACGAGCGCAGGGGGTAGGACAGACCTGTCTATATTGCAGAACGCGGGTTTCGAGGTACGCGTCCGAAACTCTCATGCGGCAGTACGAGACAGAATAAACGCGGTAAACAGTCGCTTACTATCTAACGATGGACAGCGGCGGTTATACGTTGACCCTAAGTGCAAAAAGGTGATTGAGTCATTGGAACGCCATACCTACAAGGAAGGCACCAGTCAGCCCGAGAAGGATGGCTTTGACCACATGAACGACGCACTTGGTTATGCGGTGGAGTATCTATTCCCGATTAGAAAGGCGCATCAGCCAACAGCACCGCAGAGGTGGACGTAAATGTACTACGAAGACATCGAGTATCAACATCCTGACTACGAAAACAACATCGCACGTTGGGAGTTCTACCTCCGTAGCTATATGGGCGGGCAAGACTATCGCGACGGGTCATACCTCACCAGCTACCTCAACGAAGACAAGAACGCCTATAGCAGACGCCTAGCACTAACCCCGCTAGACAATCACTGCCGTAATGTCGTGCATGTTTATTCTTCGTTTCTCTGGCGCGTACCGCCTACTCGTAACTATCAGCAGATGGAAGGCAGTGCCGACCTTGAGGCGTTTCTAAAGGACAGCAACCTCGACGGGCAGAGCTTTAACAGCTTCATGCGTGAAGCGCAGATATGGTCAAGCGTCTATGGTCACGTTTGGATTATGCTGGACAAGCCGCAGTCCACAGCAGGCACACGGGCAGAGGAACTGGCGCAGGAGATTCGGCCATACGTCACGCTAATCACGCCTGAGAATGTCTACGACTGGAAGTACGAGCGAATGCCTAGCGGTCGCCATGAACTGACCTACATGAAAGTCAGGGAGTCGGTAAACCGCATTGACGGCACAACGACCGAGACGTATTTCCGTATCTGGACGCGTGAGACGATACAGCTAGTGCGCTACCACGGTGACGAGGCTAACGTCATCGAGACTATCGACAACCCTATCGGCAAGATACCCGCAGTACATCTACCCTCTAACCGCTCAGTGGTTCGGGGCATTGGCATCAGCGACATATCTGACATCGCCTACATGCAACAGGCTATCTACCAAGAGCTATCGGAAATCGAGCAACTTATCCGCATCTCTAACCACCCGACACTCGTTAAGACCTACGACACCGATGCGAGTGCAGGTGCAGGTGCCGTGATTAACATTAGCGACGATATGGATGGCGCACTTAAGCCGTACCAGATGCAACCCTCTGGCGCCAACCTCGACGCTATACGTGCCTCTATTGAGGACAAGATTGAGTCGATTAACCGTATGGCCCACATGGGCGCAGTGCGTGGCACAGAGGCAATCACGCAGTCGGGCGTGGCTATGCAGACAGAGTTCCAAATGCTCAACGCTAAACTGGCTGAAAAGGCTGACATCCTTGAGTTAGCTGAGGAGCAGTTATGGCAGTTGTGGTGTACGTGGCAGGGTCACGCTTTGCACGAGGTAGAGATTAGCTACCCTGACAGCTTCGACATCCGTGACTACGAGTCAGAGTTGCGTTACCTGCAACAGGCTAAGGCGTCAGGCGTTCGCTCTACTACATTTGCACAGGCAGTCGATAAGCAGATTGCCGACCTGCTACTTGATGACGAAATGCTCGCGCAGGCGCACACTGAAATTGAGCAGGGACAGCAAGCACTGGGTGACTTCACAGTAGCACCAGCAGATGGACAGTGAGGAACTTACACGCGCACTAGAACGGGCGACCTCGGAGCATGAGCGTCGCCTTTTGCTTGCTATGGAGTCGCTACGTCGCAGGCTCACAGATTCGCTTGCTGGCCTGCCGCTACGTGATGGGCAACTGTTTGACCTAGATGCCGCACTAGCACTTAGAGCGCAAATAGGCGGCCTTGTACGCGATGAGTACCTAACGGTCATTGACGAGATTATCCGCGAGTACCCTGACGCTGTAGCACTGACACAGGAGTTCATGGAGCAATTCGCCGACTTTCGTGTACCGCAGTCAGTCATCGGACAGCTTCAACAGTTTAGCTTCACAGGCCACGAGGCATTGGCCGACGACTTCGCAGAGGCGCTATACCAGCAGGTATACAACAACACGCTATCGGGTACGCCATTCTCTGCGAGCTTGTCTGAACTAAACAACCTGCTAGACGCTGACTTGCAACGCTACTCTAAGACCATGCTACATGATGCGCTGTTTGAGTTTAGCTCGTCGGTACAGCAAGCGGCGGCGGCAGAGGCAGGCATTACCAAGTTTAGATACGAAGGTGATACGATTGAGACAACGCGGCCCTTCTGTCAAAAGCATGTCGGCAAGGAATACACGACTGACGAGATATACGAGATATGGGACGATAGCTGGGCTGGCAAACGCTCTGGCGACCCGTTCCGTGTAAGAGGTGGTTACAACTGTCGGCACTGGTGGGTGCCTGTACCTGAATAGGAGATAGCTATGCCGTACCACAAGAAAGACAAGCGCAAGAAAAAGCGCAAGTCACGCTAATTTGATACAATTAACCCTACTCGAGAGAGGATTCGTAACATGAGCGATGAAATCATGGCAGACGCGGTAACTGAAGCCGCAGTGGAAACACCAGAAGTTCAGGACTTAAAGACGTTCACGCAAGAAGAGTTAGACCGAATAGTGGCTGACCGTGTTGCTCGCACCAAGCGGCAATATGAGAAAAAGCTAGACGGTATCGACCTCGACGAAGCTAAGTCACTTCTACAGCGTCAGCAGGAAGCTGAAATTGAGAAGCAGAAAGAGCGCGGAGAGTTCGAGTCAATTCTGAAGCAGACCGTTGAAAAGAAAGACTTAGAAATTAGGACTTACAAGCAACGCCTCGAAACGCAGTTGGTTGATGGGGCATTACTGTCAGCGGCAAGCCGAAACAATGCAGTCTCGGCAGAGCAAGTCAGTCAGTTGCTACGTGGCTCAGTTCGGCTGTCTGAAGACGGCACCGCAGAGGTTTACGATGCGAACGGAACGCCACGATACAACGACAAGGGCGATGCTCTTACTGTTGACGAGTTGGTCGGTGATTTCTTGTCAACAAACCCGCACTTCGTAAAGGCGTCATCTGGTGGCGCTGGCTCGCAAACTGCGGTAGGTGGTTCCACGTCGAAACCTATGTCGGCGGTAGATATGGAAGCTAACTGGAACAACGGTGGCAAAGAGGCTTACCGTGCAATGATGTTAGCTAAGAAATAACCGCTTACTTAGGAGACTACAATCATGGCGGCAACTACTAGTTCAACTTTAGACGACCTGTTTGCAAACATCATCATGCAGGCTCGTTTTACAGCCGAAGAGAATTCACTCATGGCTGGCCTTATCACTCGCTACGACATCGGTAACGTAGCTGGTACAACTATTCAGGTACCAAAGTACCCAGCAGTCACTGCGGCTGATTTGACTGAAGGCACTGATATGTCTTCAAGCACTGTTAGCACGTCTGGTGTCACTGTTACTGTCGGCGAAGTTGGTGCGCAAGTATTGCTCACTGACATGGCGGCAATGGGCGCTGGCAACCCTGCACAGGAGCTTGGCACTGTACTCGGTAACTCTATCGCTACTAAGATGGACAAGGACATCATCGCTCTGTTTGATGGTTTCTCTACTTCATTGGGTGCGGCGGGTCAGGAGATTACTGTTGCTGACCTGTTCAAGGCGGCGGCAACTCTGCGCAACGCTAAGGCGACTGGCCCTGTGTACGCAGTTGTTCACCCATACCACGCGTATCAGTTGTCAGCGAACCTGACTAACACCTTCGCTAACCCCAACGGTGGCGACCTGCAAAACGAAGCAATGCGCAACGGCTTTGTAGGCTCTATCGGCGGCATCGAGGTTTACCAGTCAGCGAATATCACTCCTGATGGCTCAGACGACGCCAAGGGCTGTGTGTTCACTCGCGAAGCAATGTGCATCGCTATGAAGCGTGACTTCAACCTTGAGACAGAGCGAGACGCATCTAACCGTGCATTCGAGCTTAACGCTACTGCCGTTTACGGTGTTGGCGAGCTTGATGACAGCTACGGTGTTGAGATGCTGTTTGACGCGGCACTCTAAGATGTATGCGGCCCTTCGGGGCCGCTTTACTCTGAGGTTTCTATGGCAGTCATTTACCGAGGCGAGCGGTTTGAAGATTACAATGTGCCAAAGCGCACACCACGTCATCCGACAAGCTCACACGCGGTATTGGCTCGCTACAAAGGCGTTATCAAGCTAATTAGGTTCGGCGCTCAAGGAGCTAAGACTTACCCACCAAGAGACGGTGAGTCAGCTAAGGACAAAGCAATGCGAGCGGCTTGGTACGCAAGACACGGTGATAGCCTGAAGAATGCGACCCCCTTAGATAAAATCTACTGGGCCGCTAAAGTAAAATGGTGACGACATGGCATTTAGCACTGACGACGATTTAGAAGCGATTGTCCCTGACATCTTTGACTTAGGCATTCCAGCGTTTACCGCTGAACATGCAAAGGCACAGGCAGATGTCGAGCGAGAGATTCGCAACCGCTGGTGGCACCGTAAGGGCATTGCAGGTGAAATGGACGCCAGTTACCTACGTGAATCACAGTGGACACGCGCAACTGCTTACCTTGTATTGTGGAAGTACGCATTACCACAGCTAACCAACTG